CCAATTACCAAAAAATTGAATTGGATTCCTCATAGTATATAGATGCACCCCCCAGCGCTAAAACTAGAACTCAAAACTAACTCAAGTTTAAGACCTATTAGCGTCTATTGTCAGGAAATTGACTTTAATTCTGGCTTACCACCTAGAGCACACCCCCCCGACACCTATACAAACATGACTTACCTCCCACCGCCCTGCTTTGAACTTATTAAAAGTTTCCTTGGAATTCACCCAGCAAAATTCCACTGCAAAAAAGTAGCCGCTTTAATTAAACGTGCAAAAATTAAACATACAATTCGCAGGAACCAGGGTTATGCTACATCGCACTACGCACAACTTATACGCTACCCTGGAGGAGCCAGAGGCCAGCAACCCTGTTATTACTATGACCCTCGGGATGTCTCAAGTTGGATCACTTATAGCCCTGAATTAAAGGGTTGCCGTAAAGAATTTACATTTGACTATAAATGCACTGGAATGAATACTCTACCTAGCACCACTCCTCTACAAATTACTTCATGGCGAGGAAGACCTCAACCAAAGTCAAGGTGGCTTGAAGCAGCAGGTCAGAATACAATTTCTCAACGCCACTTCCATCGTAAGGTTGAAAATACTATTATTACACAACATATACTACTACGAAAACACAACCAGGCTGACCTTAAGGAATACTGTAAGGTAAATAATATGGTTGGCTGGAAGCACCCGCCGTTGGGTATAATAGCATACCACCATTTATCGCTTGAGCGCTTCATTCTCAAATATAAATTTGAATAAATAAAAAACAAAACACAATATATTTAATAGTTTAGTTTTTTATTACCATAATAGGTAAGCGTCAGAAAATTGAAATGGATTTTGGCTTACCACTACAGTCACCCCCCCGACACCTATACAAACATGACTTACTTCCCCTCAAACTGCTTTGAACTTATTAGAAGTTTCGCAGGTCCTCATGCATTTCACCCAGCAAAATTCCACTGTAAAAAAGTAGCAGACGCAATCATACACGCAGAAGTCATCCACGATGGCGGTGTGACCTACTCCCTAATTCGGTTCAATCCACATAGGACGTTCAAGATTAAGCCGTCTCTTTGTCTCTTGCCCACTCGCTTGTCTCCTGCGCGAGTACCGAGTTACATAGACATCTTCCGTTTTGACTATAGTTCTTTGCCCAAAAGTTTTGACGGCGGAAAACTTCCTGAAAACTTCCCAAGTAAGGGCCGCCATTGGAGGGGGAAACCAATGCCCCACGATGACCCAGATCGTATTACACCTTACTGTGTTCATTCAACTAAACGCATCCCTAATGCATATATTAAACCTCATATTCTACTATTGCATAGCAAACTTCTTACTGCCGTAGCCATGAAGAAATACTGTAAAGAAAACAAAATGAAGGGCTACTCCAAAATGAAGAAGGCAGACCTCATCACATTCATTCTCAAATATAAATTTGAATAAATAAAAAACAAAACACAATATATTTAATAGTTTAGTTTTTTGTTATAAGGCTTATCTCTCCAATTACAAAAAATTGAAATGGATTTGTCATACTATAGTTCTCTTACCCCAGAGACCTAAACAAACAACAAAGAAACAAACAACAACAATGCCTATCACCCAGATCCAAAAGATTGCACGAGGACATTTGTGCAGAAAGAGATTTGCGTATATGCGCAGATTTTGCGTAGAAGGCGGATATAATGAAGTTATGTATTTGCTCAACGACGCTTTTGTGCAAGACGAAGAAGACGAAGAAGACAGACAATATTTTAAAGTAGTAGATGGTGGAAATCCTGATGTAGATTATTTTGACACCCTTGACGAAGCAAAAGCATTCTGCGACCAATATGAAAGCCTTGACTATGGTCTCATTATGCTATGCGATTGGAAGAAGCAGGAAATTGGCGATTGGGGAGACTTTGAAGAAGTATAAGTTAGAATAAATAAAAAAACAAAACACAATATATTTAATAGTTTAGTTTTTTTGTTCATGGAGAGATTTGAAGTTGTCACTTTGTCCTAAGGTTGTCATAAGTTTGTCATTTTTGATTTTAACACCATATATGGTTATATACTATATACTATATACTATATACTATACACTATTGGGACAAAAAGACAACTATATATAAAATAAACTATATATAGATATTTATATCTATGAGAGATCCTCTCTAGAGAAAGATGTTTGAGGGAGGATTATTTTTGCCCCGTTTGTCCAAGTTTGCCCAATCTTATTCTGCTAAATGAGAGAATTAATTATTTGGTTTGTACTTCTTATCTTTTTTTAAACTCATTAATGTTATAGCCAGCGTTATTCTCTTTTTTAATAATGCAGTCATTATTCTCTTTTTGTCCTCAAACATAAAACTACCTTTTACCTCTGTTTTATTAATGCGCTTTAATAATGGCTTCTTAAAAGTGTAAGACATAGGAACACCTAATTGTCTGTGTAAAGCACCCGGCTTCATGTCCATCTTCTCAATCCAATCCTTATTCATATACATAGTATATATATAATAAAATACGGTATTAAATACAACCTACCATTATTGTTTATGTCTAATTCTCTCACAACGATTCAAAAATATTATATGTGCAACCAAGAAATAATTAAAAAACGAAGTAGAGAACATTATTTACAAAATAAATTACGAATTAATAATCAGCGACTTACACCAGAATTATGTATTTGTGGATCTGTTATATGTCACTCTGGTATGCGACGACATTTTAAAACCATAAGGCATAATGAATGGCTTAACTCTAATGTTAGAACTATAGTCGTTCCAATTACAAAAAATTGAATTGGATTTGACATAGTATATAGATGCACCCCCCAGACTACCACAATGACTACCACAATGACTACCACAGCACCATCAGACATTACATACGCACAATGGAGACAGTTAATATTACCTATCGCAGAAGAAATAATAGAGGAAGAGACGCACGAGTTTGATTGGCTGAATGAAGACAACGGAGATACCGCAGGAGTACAGGTCTTTAATGGATTATTATTTGAGCATTACTTTAACTGGGATTCTGAAGTCTTTGCCAAGTATCAAGTATTTGACGAGCGGATGAAGCGAATATATAATAACGAGTTTAAAGCATTTTTAAACCTCCACAATATTGATCCGGTGGATATGTATATTTATTTCTTAGAGGAGATTGACAACCAAGGTTATGACCCTCTAGAAAACAGGTCAAAAGAGAACCATATGGCATCCTGGTTTATGCATATACTAGATGAGTATCAAGAGGATTTTATAGAGGCAGACGAAGACGCAACAACAGCAGGCGACAGGAAAATGGGCGTTCAAAGGCCTCTTTGCTTCACCAAATTCCAAGCCCTATGGCGAGGACATGACGCTAGGTGGAAGACACCCGTCTTTACCTTTAACGAAGACTAAATAAAAAACAAAACACAATATATTAATAGTTTAGTTTTTTATTACCATAATAGGTAATACTTCAGGAAATTGATTTAAATTCTGCTTACCATATAAGTGCAACAACCATGACTAACGCACAATCAAAACTCATCACTCATTACGACCATACCCCGCATTCTATACTTCTAAGCAGAGCAGCGCGCAATAGATATATGACAACAGAAATGATGGCAGAGGGAATTTATAATTCTCATAGGCTGTCAAATTCACTACCCAGCAGTGTTTATGACGGAACGCACGCATATCACACAAAGTGTAAGCCATGGAGCATCGTCTTAAATTTATAAAAAACAAAACACAATATATTAATAGTTTAGTTTTTTGTTTTAAAAATTGACTTAAATATATTTTTATTGTTATATTATAATAATGGACCACATTACAGAATTGCTACTCGTTACTCCTCACCCAACTACCGGCAAACTTCGCGCGGTATCTACCGTCAAAAATTATGTATATAATTTAAATAAGATTGCTAAACTTGTTACTGGAGAGAATATTTCTATGGGCAACTTATCTTACCTTTATAATCATGAACAAATACTACAACTCATTACTGACACTTTTAAAATTGGATCTCAAAAGAATTATTTAACTGCCATCACAACACTCCTACACGTTCTCATTTCTAATAACCCTGAGAATACCACCGCCGTGGATGCACTCAAAGAATATAATAATACTATTAGCGATATCAAAGACATTATTAATAAACAAACCTTACTACAAGAAAAAACCGTAACTCAACTAGAGAACTGGACTACCATCAAAAAATTACAAAATATTCTCTCTGGCTACAAAAAATATTTGAAGGAAAATAATACATTTAAAAAATCGTATATTAATTTAAAACCTCAGGAGAAGAAAATATTACGCTACTGGCTTATGGGCTCGCTATACATTGGTGATCCAGGCAACCCACCCGTGAGATGCAACTATGCGCCCATGACCATCATCTCTAAATTTGACTACGACAATCTTATTGAAGAACAACTTAAATCAAATTATTTGGTTATCTCTCCCAAGAATAAAAAAATGTTCTCATTCGGTAATTATAAAAATGTAGCAACTTATGGACTTAAAACTATTCCTATTCACAAAAAACTAAACACTATATTAAATGCCTACCTTAAGGTATTAGGAACATTCCACGTTGCTGATGAACCACAATACTTATTATATACTCAAAATAATACTGCCATGACCTCCGTTGGTCTTTGCACAAATATTCCAAAAACATTTGAACCTAGTGGTAAAAATATTACTATTAATTCTCTCCGACACATATTTATATCTGAGAATATTTCTGGAGAATTTATTAGCGAAAAAGCAGTAATTAGCGAAGCGATGCACCATAGCACAGCAACACAGGAAATTTATCGCAAAAAATAATTTATGGAATTAAAACCTTCATCCAGTAGTCCCGACTATTACACCTATTACATATTGTTTGTCTAATTATACCAGTTTTATGTGAATGATCCATGTGTTTGTCTCTTGTTGTTTTAAATTTTTTATCGCAAATCTCACAGTTTGTAGCAGGTAAATATACGTCATCATAATATTTATGTAAATCACCTATTGTACCCCTATACTTCCATATTGCTACTACTCTAGTCCTTATTCCCGCAGGGGTTTTACCATGAACCTTCATGTAGTCGCATCTTCTCCTTTTATAAGATTGGCTAGTCATATTATAAGATATAAATATAATCTTTTTATATTACTTTTCAATTACTAATCCTACTCGTTTAATTTAGGAAAAATATAATCTACCATTAACATATACTATGACCGCCTATACCGACCACCTTAAATCTTATGCTGCTAAAAACAAAATTTCTTATAAAGAAGCCATGAGTAATGCTGGAGCAAAAACAGCCTATGCGAAAATTAAAGCAGAACTACCCGTTAAGGAGAAGAAACCCAGAACCAAAAAAGTAAAGGAAGAAGTAGCAGAAGATACCACTGTAGAACCCAAACCTAAAAAGGTAGTTAGACGTAAAGTAAAACCTAAGGATTCTGACGAACCTCAGATCTTTCAATCGGATTAATTTATTATATAATAATATTATATAAATGAGTGGAAGTAGTGCATTTGAACGAGCGCAACAATCTTTTTCAGCCAATACCAGCGCAGCCAACTCTCAATTAGGAAGACGTAACAACGGATTAATGGAAAAATACCAAAACCAAGTCCGTGGTTATCAGGACAACGTCGCTAATATTAAAGCCACTGCCCTACAGGCCGCAACTGAGAAGTTTCAGGGCCAAGTGGAACAAGGCAAACAACTATCAGAAGGATCTATAGCAGGTTTTGCCGCTTTTAAAGGGGCTCAAAAAGCACGCAAAGCATATAAAGGTGCTAAAACGGCGTTTCAAGCACGCAAAGCAGACGCTGCCGCCAAAGCACGTGAAACCAGTGGCGCAAGTGAAAAAGGAGGCGATGAGCCAGATGTAGGAAATTTAGATGACTCAGCAGTTCCTTCTGGGGATAGCGCCGTTGTTGCTCCACAAGGCAGTACAAGTGAAGCCATGGGATTACAGGACGGAAAGGGAGGAGAATCCCTATTTGGATCGGATGACGTTGAGGCTGGCGCTGGAGATGGCAGAGGGCTATATGAAGAGCCGGGCTCTTCCGATGTAGCAGACAGTGCCGGGACTGACGCGGCCGATGTAGCAGAAAGTGCTGGTACTGACGCTACTGACGCGGTTACAAGTGCCGCCGGTGACGCTGCCGATGCCGCCACAAGTTACGCTGCCGACCTCGCTACAACCGCATCCGATGCTGCAACTTCCGCCAGTAATTCCATTTCCAGTGCTTTAACCTCTGCTAATGACGCAGCCGATTCTCTTTCTACTGGGCTCACCGATCTTGGCGGAGAGGGTGGAAGCACCCTACTCCAAGGAGCATTAGATTTAGGAGGGGTTGATGCTGCGGAAAGCGCCGGACTTGTTGCCGCTTTTCCCGAAGTGATTGCTGCCGGCGCATTGGTTGCCGGCATCGGTTATGGGTTGTATGACATTTTTCATCATGGTAAGCCTAACGCACCTCCGGAACTTCCCTCCGCACCAGTTATGGCACAAGGCGCTAGTTCAAGCGCCGCTTTGACTAACGCCCGTAATGCTTTTGTTACGCCGTCCTTTGATAGCGTGATTGACACTCCTGCTGCGTCTGCCGCCTTTTAATTTTATATATTATTAATTCATGACTATATCTATTCTCTCTAATCCTGAAATAAATATAGATGACATACAAATTCAAAATCCTACAGAATACCAACATATTGAACTTTGCAAACATTTTAAAGAAACTTTAGAAAAAAAAGATTACAGAATTGAGAGATTATCTAAAACCTCTGCCGTTATTTATGGATTAATGACACTTCTCTCACGAGACCAAGACCCTGTTATATTCCAACAATTATATTCTTATATTGAGCAGGAGATGGAGTGGCTAATGGGGTTGAGCGAATAAAAATATATGTATAATATAATTCAATGAGCAAAAATAAAAACAAGAATTCTATATATAAAAATTTATTCTTTAGGGATCTTCACTACATTTTTAACAAAAAAATGGTTCTAGATGAACTTATTGCCAAGGTTGAGAATAAATCTTTAGAGAGAAATACTTGGTTCGGGTGGATAAGTATTTAGTAAAAATTTATTATATAATTATATATTATAAATGTTTAAGAATGATCCTCAGAGTAGTACATATATCCCAGTTAAGTCTGTTATTGTTTTTCCGGAAGCGCAGGTTAGTTATAACCCGAAAAACCAGACCCAAGCAAGGTTCTTACTTCCACAGTTTTTAGAATACATTGACCCCGCCGAAACCCGCATGCAGTTTAATTTAACAATGCAAGGCAGAGGCAGACCACAGCCATCTTCTCGCGCAGGCGCACATAGTCTCATCCGCGATATTCGTCTTCAGGATGGCACAGGCTCAACTACTTTAACTGAGATCCTTGACTATAATGTTTTATGTGCTCAGAACTGGCATTATACTAGCAACGACAGTATTAATGATAAACGCACCATGTTTGAAGGACTAAATAACAACCCTTCTACTGGAGAATCTATCTACTGGTCCGGCGATGAAAACTGGGACGGCCAGACCATTACTGAGGCTAACGATAGCAAACCTGCCACCTTACAGATCCAAATGCCTCTTCAGGACGGCATCTTAAATGGCGACAAGGTTTTCCCTGTCGGGGCTACAGAAGGACTTCGTCTTCATCTTACTCTTGATGCCGTTAGCCGCTCTTGTAACTACCAATGGGGCGATAAGGGTGTGGAACAGAAAAATGGTGTTAAACTACAGACCGCTATCGTACAGGGAGAAGGACCTAAGCCTTTAAGCACAACTACGTTTCCTATCGTTATTGTATCCGGCAAAGCCAAAGATGAAATTCAGGTAGATGAATTTTCTACAACTTTTAATACCAATCCCTTCTCAATTGGCGATTGTGTTTATGTATCTGACCCCGATGGCCAAAATGAAGAACGTCTAGGCATTGTTGAGAGTTATGCTAGCAGCACTCCGGGCCAGCCCAATGGCGATTTTACAATGGCCGTATGCCGTGATGTTCCACTTGAAAGTAACCCCGTCAATCCAGCCGTAGATGGCTGGGCTAGCAACCACGCGCAGAACAGTTTAGTATATGTTAAAAACTCTGAGCGAGTTAATGGTCGCCCTGCATCTGGCAATCTTCCTCCCAACCTAAATGCTGCTGCTGGCACTTCTGTTAGTTTTGCTATTGATAACCTTGAATATTTAGTTGGTTCTGTATCTCCCCCCGCCGCATACACCGCCGCTATGAATACTCAGATGATGTCCGGCAAAGGTCTGGCTATGGATTTTAAAACTTATAGCACCTACCGCGTGAATTTAACTGCCAAAATTGGTCTTACTAATCAACTCATTCCTGCGACCGCTCAGCGTGCATATTCTTGCCTCTCTGTGCCCTTATCTAATGCCGCACAGATTGATTTAGCCGCAGATAGTTTAGGAGGAATTATTGATCACTGCCAGAATTATCAGTATGTTCATGGAAATAAATTAATCCCGGACCGGCCAGTTCCTTTAGAACGCTACAATAACGCCCCTCCTCATGTAGATGCCCTCCATCTTATTGAACTTGAAAAAGCCCTTCTTAATTGTGGCTTTCCTACAAGAAACTTACAGAGAGTGCCTCAGAACTTCCTTATCGCGCGCGCTTTTAGTAAGTACGGCCAAGTTGCTGAACTATTTGGTGAAGATCTTTCTCTCCGGGTAGAATATTCAGGAGAGGCAACTGTAGAGAAAATCTATGACCATTTTATCTGTCATATTCGTAGAATGACTATTTCTAATGGGCGTGTCAGCGCATTTTAATAATCTTTAGTAAATATGAAAAAATAATAATATATAGGTATAATATAATGAACATTAATCAGAAGGAGCACGCTGAAGTATTCCCAATAAATCCGCCGGCCGGTGCATATTCATTCAGGGGCGGGTTTCCCATCGTACAATTTCAAATCGCAAACCAGAATAAACTACTAGACCCTAGTTCTCTCCGACTTAATGGGCGATTTAAGATGATTGCCCCCACTCTCCCACCTACTCGTGATCCTCTTAATAATACATCTCTAGCCGCTGTTGCCGATAGCAATACAGGAATTAATATTAATAACCGTGTTGGGATTGCCTCCACCATCCATCAGATGACTATTAGTACATTAAGTAATCAAACTTTAGAAACGGTCCGTTCTTACGGCCGTTATCTTGCATCTGTAGTGCCCGTAACTCATTCTCAGTCTGATTTTGACATGACTAATCAGGTTCAAAACCCCGGTTCTGCCTCTCGTGGTTTTAATGGTGCTCACGCACTTAATAACGAAGTATCATTTTCTATCCCATTACGCTCTGGCCTTCTATCTGGCCAGAATTTCATTCCTTTAGGAACTTCGGGGGTCAATGGTATGCAAATTCAGTTAGAACTTGCGGCTGATAGTTCCGTTATTTCCGGTTATGAAACTTATAATGACTCGGATGTCCCCACTCAAATATTATTTAACCCTCCTAACAACGGTGCATTTTATGAGATGGCAGATTTAACGCTGTCTTATAATTTATACGTGCCTGACGAAGAGGGGCAGAACCAGATGGCCATGCCCTCTACTGGCTCTTTATCTTATAATTCAATCTCTCAATTGTATTCTGTTATTAACTCTAGCGACCAGACTAAAGTTCTAAATTTAGGAACTAGCAACACTTTATCTGTATTCCATAATTTTATTCCTACTAACCAAATCAATAATTATGCATTTGATTCTTTCAGTACCGGACAACTACAAAACTCAGGCGGCACACAGACAGCGCCAGCCAATGCCACACTCAACCGAGTGACTTTTATTAGAGGCGGCCTTAAATTCCCACTTGAGTATGATGTAGAGGTTCAGGATGCTGGAGAGGCTGACCGACCACAGACTATGAATACTGTTAATTTTATTAACTCTATTAAACCTTACAAATTCTTTAACCACTCTCTTATGAGCACTTATACTAACCAGGGTATCATCGGAACTACTGGATTTAATTATGCCAAAACTCCTAGGAATAAAAACACTTTACCTGATCCTAAATCCGAAGTCTTTGGTGTAGGTATTGCTTTTGACCCACTCTCTAAAGTTGGAGTTGATTTCCGTCGCACAAGTTATGGTGTTAGACTTGTTAGTCAGTTGCTGGATAGCAACTCTCCTAATAGTATATTTACATATGTTCGCGCACGCAACACTTTGACTTATTCACCCGCGGGAATTGCCGTAACTTCTTAATCTTTAGGAGGTTTATATTATTATTTTTTAGTTTAACGATAAATAATAATATATTCATATAATATAATGAGTATTCCAGAAGCACTACAAACGAGACCCATGCCCTCCGTTGATACAATGACAATAGACACGTCTATTTTAGAACCCCTTGTTATTAATGATACCTTCTGTCGGTTCGTTTTAGAGCGAAAAGGCATCCTTGACAGTGGCTCAACTATTCAGTTATCTGTTCTATGTGGTGCTGGAGGCGATGATGTAGCAGTTTTACCACTACACACTGGTATTCATGCCCTAATTAAGCGTGCTGTCCTGAGGATTGGCACTAAAGTTGTTGCAATCACAGATTCTTATGGCGCATATGCTACAATGCTGCGCTCTGTTAAGACACCTGAAGAAAAATCACAGAAAGATATGGTTACAGCAGGAACTTTAGATGTTATTTGTCCCAGTAGGCAGCAAACCGGCCAATACCAATTGAGAGATGTAGAATCTGCTACTGCGGTTCTTGATGTTCCTCTTGAACAGACTACTTTATCTTCCACTCCAGGAGAATCACCTTTATTTACAATTAAGTTATCGCAATTATTTCCGATGATGAGAAATATTCAGTTGCCGCTCGGACAAATTTCTGAAGCGTGTTCTGTTGAACTTCATTTTAATACACAGAAAGGAACTGTAGGAGAACAGGGTAAGGTTGCTGTTTATCTTAATTCTGCTCTAGCAATCGGAGTTAAAACGGCTAAAGTAGATCAGACTAGCGTTCGTTTTCTGTGTGATTATCTTACTTATAGTGATGACCGTATGGAACAAATGGCCGCGATGGCCATGTCGGAGCAGGGGATGGTTATTCCGTACGAGGACGTGGTTACAACGAACACTAATTTTAGTGGTTTAGCGATACCTCCCGCAGCCCCCATTTCTACTACACAAATCAGGGACATTGGTATTTCTGGTATGAAGTGCCGTGCTATTTTAGGCCACGCTCGCCCTAATTATGCTGATTGGGGGCCGTATCTTTTAGGACAGTATGAAAGTAAGGCGTATCAGTTCCCTCTACGTTATCAGATTAGAGTTAATGATAAGGAATTATACCAGAGACCACAAGATAATGAGAGTAAAAAGGCTAATGAATTTTCGGCAGCCATGAATGCTCCCATCTCTGTTGGATCTGGAGAATACAGTCTTGATACTTTAGTAAATAAAGAAGATCCCGCTCGGGCTATTAACAATCATTATATGCTTGGTTCATTGGGTTCGGCGGCTGGGCCATCTAATATGCAAACTTTAGAGGGTGGTTCAAATTACATTGGAGTAGATTTCTCTAGTCCTGGTAACTATGGGGTGTCGGTAGGCCAAAAACCGGTTCAATTCACTTCAACTACCACTGACACGGCAACGGATAGTTTAGGAAGGACTGTAACATATTATTCCATGGTTGAGCGTCAGATGTCAATTAAGTCTGGAGTTGTTTCTGTATCAGCGTAAATATATTGCCTTAAAAAATGATTTAAATAACCGTTAATATATATATTTAAAATGGGAAGAGCCTTAGGAGGAACTAATAAAAAAAACTACAAATATTTGATGAGTGTTGATTCTAGAGATTTCCAGTATTTTGCATCATATGCAGAAATTTGGAACAAATATCCAGATCTAAATAAATCATCTATAACTAATATATTATTTCATCCCGAGAGAATTTTGAACAATAAAAAATATACTATTATTAAATTAACGAAGCCTATGCCAGTATATTTAAAAATACAATGTGAAGATACCAATGGTAATTGGATTACCAAATTAGAAAATATTGACTATACTATTAAGTTGCATCAACTTGAGGTGGAATCCTCACCGGAGGTGTCAGGGATATGTCCTCGGATTTATCCTTCACCGACTGCTCCTCCCTGCCCGATTCATGAGGCATACTCCTATCACACGTAATACAGCACGCATTTATTTTGGTACAACGACTATTCTGTATCGCTGTTATTATCGCTACTAAAGCCGCACCACAAGTAGTTACTAAAAGAGATATCGCTGTTAGATCGGCTACCATTATATTAATATAATATATAAAATTTAAAAACTTATATATTATTTTCCCGTATAAAATGACTTAAACAAATAATAATAGTAATATTAATGATTGAAACTTTGACGGAAAATATGCCTCAACTGCCAGAGACTATGAGGGAGTTTTTTGATATGTATAAAATTCCCTATGCTATTATGACCCACGAATTTTATGAAGAAGATGGTGTTAAAAAAAAAAGACTTAAACCTGACACGCCAAAGCCTCCCCAGAACTGGCAAAAAAAATATTCTTATGAAGTCATGATGGGTATTAACGATGCTAACCGCACTTCGGGAGACACCACTATATGCGCTTACCTACGTAATAGTCCTTTCTGTGTATTAGACGCTGATAATGATGAGGTTGAAAAATATTTAACTGATAATTATGAGAATACTAATTGGAGTGAATCTATCTGTAGAAAAATGATGCATTTATATGTATATAAAGCACCTGAAGATAAAAAGAATAAAAGCACTACTAACTATTTAATGGAGGGGTTAGATGTCTGCTATGACATGATC